CCCGTACATTTTTGAATTTGGCGTGTACTCATTCCTGTATCTCGGTAAAGTTCATATAATAATTTGTCGTACCAATGCCAACTATTTACTGTTTCGTTTATTTTTACTTCTAATTGCTTTTGAGCATTCGTCTTTTCGTATGGGCTACTTTCATCAACTAACTGAATTGCCTCCGTTATATCGACTTTCTGAAGCCTTTGTTTACTCTTTTCGAAGTCATAGTACATATTTCGTAAAACAATCCATACAAACCCCTTATAAATAGTTCCGTTGCGGTAAAATCGTTCTTTGTTTTCGTGTTTTGCTAACTTTAAATACATTTCCTGAACTATATCTTCAGCTAAATAATACTCTCCAAACGAGCGCACAACTTTAATCCAGTGTTTGTGGTCTGCGTAAAGGTCATTTAAAAATTTATTAGTCTGCAAGTATCAAAAGTAATAAACAAAATAAAACAACGATCAAACCACCTAAAACACGAACTATACTTTTACCCATTTCCACCTCATTAAACAACCACTTTTTAATCGTAATACTTGGAACGCTCCAAATAAAAAGCAAAACAGCCCTATCCAAAAAGAATAAGGCTATTATGAAAGGAAATAAAAGTATCGTTAAGTATTTCACCCGACTAAGTTATGCAATTTTCTTTTATAGTTCAACAAACGACCTAAACCACGTGAACAAAGTTCTAACCTATCCGTGTATTTTTGAGCTAAATTAGGTAAATAACCTTTGTTTGCTGTCTTAATAAAGTCGCTTAACATTCTCATTCGTGTTTGCATTCCTTGTATCATATCGTCAACTATTCCAATACGGTCTTCTACCTCTTCTTTATCTAAGGCTACTCCTTTGCCGTCGCATGACATACAAGTAAAGTCAACAGGATTTTGTTCATAAGGAATGTGCGTATCGTTTAAATCAATAGTTACATAACCATCTCCACCACACTCAGGGCAATTCATAAATAAGTTTTTCATAATTGTTAGTTTTAATTGTTGAACAAATATAATAATACTTTTTAATATAACAACAAAAAGAATAAAAAAAAGCGGAATTTTTACGTTCCGCCTTTCTGTTGGTTTACCAGAGCCAAATTATTTAAAAAAAAGCGGAATTTTTTACGTTCCGCCTTAATGTAACTTTTGCTATACAACACCTAAAAGAGTTACCAACTTTGCCTACTTACGATTAGGACAACCTGAGCGCACAGTTCTAATGGGATGTGAGTTGTGTTTACGTTCCCGTGTACTTAGGGCTAATTATTTATACTAAAGAACTCTCCCAGCTTTTCTATTGATCTACTGGATAAACTACTTCCACTCATGAATTTATGTAAGTTAGGTTGTCTAATCTCTACTAACTTAGAAAAAGCGTTAAGGCTTAATTCGTGTTTTTGTAGGTACTGTTTAACCATTGCCCGTGTTACTTCATTCGCTTCGCTTAATACTTGTGCTGCGTAATTCATAAGTTACCTAAAAAATCGTCAAAGTCTTTATTGCCATAACTTGGTTTTCCAGCTGTTGGCTTTGCTTGTTCCTGAACTGGTTTAAAACTTAGGCTTTGAAACTTTCCTTTTTGTCCGTCTTTTACCCATGCTGAAACATAATATTCAATACCGCCTATTGTAGCTTTTCCCTGATAATGTGGGTGCGTTTCCTTTTCTCTTTTGTCGTTAGTAAATAACGCTCCGCTGTTGTCTCTCTTTTCCATTTTTACTTTGTTTTTAAATTTCGTCTTTATTTGGGTCTTCCGTGTTTTCTAACGCCCATATTAATTGGTCGGCTGCTAATATTGCCCATTCAGCTGTTTTCTCAAATGTAAGGTCTTTATCAGTAATTAAACCTTGTAATGCCATTGCCGCGAACCAATCGCGTTTTGTTAATTCTTGTCCTTCTTTCATTTTACTTTGTTTTAATATATAATCGTTTAAATCTTTCAACCGAACAACAAAACTCTGTTATAGGGTTTGCTTCGTGTTGTCTTATTGTTTCGTACCAAAGTTTGTCTTTTTTAAAGTCTTTGATTTGTACTATTTGCTCTCGGGTCGTGTTTTTGTAGTAACCCATTACTTTTAAATCTTCATTCATAGTTCTAAAATTAAATTGTTATAATATTCTTTAAATTCTTCTATTGTTTTTATAGCATTTTCTACTGATATATTAAACCATTCATTATTTTTCTTTCCATATTTATCATATAAAAAATTTTCCATCATATTTGGGTCTTTTATTTTTGTGTAATAAATTACTTTATAATCTCTATATGGTGAAGATGTATTATAAGTATCTATTCTTCTATCGACATTTAAAGCTCTTCCTATTTTTAACCAATTATTCCACGCTGGGTTTGTTATAATATAAATATAACCATTATAAGGGTGGTTCATGTATTTTTTAATACTCTTTTCTTTGTGTATTTGTTTTGTGCAATCATTACAATAAGTATGTTTTTCTACACATTCTTTTAATTTGCATCTACTACATATTTTAGCTTTCATAATTCACTTATTAATTTATTATAGTATTGTTTTGCTATATCTATTCGCTCTTTAATATTATTTATTATATCTTCATTTTTAAATATTTTGAATACTTTGACACGCTTTTCTTTTGGTATGTGGTTAAAGTTATGTTTAGACTGTACAAAGTCTCTTACATCCAAACTTTCATCTATTAAACCTTGTTTCCAGTGTTCGCGTCTAACTTCATCTTCTACAATTTGAAAAGGTGTATTTACTAAACAATAACAAAGTAATGCTTCGTCTTTTCCTGTTAACCACATATAACCTTGTAATTGATAGTAATAATCTTTATTAGGACATTCGGTTTCAAAAAACGGAAACGTAGTAGCATCCCAACTGCATTTTACATCCAAAAGAACTTCGTTCGTGTTTACGTCTGGCGTTCCTGTTAAATAATCGTTTGTTAAATTCTCTTCATTCTTGTAAATAAAGCCTAAGTTCAACACATCGTTAACAAGTTCTATTCCTTCGTTTTCTACTTCGTTACCTTTATCCGTGTATCTACTCCAGAACTCTTTACGGATTCCGTATTTATGTTCAATTGCAAGTTCTTGGATGTAGGTCTTTGTAGTTTTAGAAAGAACCTCCCCTTTTGTTTTAGGGGAAGTCATTAATTTTCCTATTTGTGAAGCTCGTATTTTCATTAGTATCTAAGGCTTACTTTGTTTCTACTCTTATAATTGTAAATATCTTCAATTAAAGTTTTGTATTGTTCACGATTAGCACAATCTACCATTGCTGTTGGTTGTAATCTTATTTTATGCATAAAATCATTAAAATCAAATGTTTCTTTTTGAAGTAAACCCATCATTGTTTGAACAAAACTTGAACGATTATAGTTAGAATAATAAGATTTTATCATTCGTATTTTATTAGCCATATCTTGTGCTAAATCAATATCTCCACATCTCCAAGTTCCTTGTTCAAATATTTGAGCGTTTGAATCTAATTTTACACCTTTAGATATTTGTAACGCCAAACTTCTTGACGAACCACTACCAGTATTTTGACATAATGCAATACAATCAGTAAAAACATAATCATCATTTTTATTTGCGAATTCTCGAAGTTTAATATAAGATTCTATTCCCATATTGGCATATCCCTCCATAAAATCTTTTTTAGTCCAATTCTTTTGGTTAAGATTTAATGTGTGAACTTCGCTTAATGAATATCCATTTACAATAATGTAATAAACAAATGATTCAGCTTCTTTGGCAGCCATTAAACGATGCTGTCCGTCTATTACTTCCATTCGTTCATTAACTAAAATTGGGTTACACTTCATTCCATAAACACGAATTGAATCAGCTAATCGCTTAATGTGTTGTAAATTTGGAACCCTGTTTCCGTCAATCTGTTTAAAGATTGATAAATCACTTGTTTGATAAACCTTGTTTACCTCTTTTCCTGTTTGCACGTGGTTACTGTACTTCGCCATTGGTGCTGCTGTTGTGTTATACATAGCTTTTAATTATATAAGTAATAATGCTTTTTGTTGAACTTCAGTTAATTCAAACTTTGCTTGTAGCTCTTCGGCTGTAAATTCACCGTTACGGATAGCTTCTACTGCTTTTAAGAATCGTTCACCTTGTATGGTTTGTTTTTGTTTGCTTTTTTCTTCTTCTAATCTTTCAGCAAATTTCTTTGGTTCCGTCTTTATGGGTTTTACTTGTTCTCCAGCTGCGTCAACATCTTTGTCAGTTACAATACCTAAAATCGAAGAAAGTGCGTAACGTCTTAAATAAGTAATTGCAGAACCTAAAACTTGAAAATCATTCATTCCTTTTAATTGTACTCCTTGCGGAATATCTGTTTGGCTGTCTATTTGTTCACCGCTTTCGCAATGAAACAATACAGTTACTATTTGTTGACCGTTAATTAGTTGGGTAAATCCTAATCCGTGTTTTTGTAATAACGGGTTAATTACTTCAAAGATTTTAGGAAGGTCTGCATACGAATATCCGTATCCTTGCGTTCCTTTGTGAATTACTGGCACCTCTTGCTGAAATGCTGCTAAACTTTTAAATAGGTTTTTCATAATATAAATTTTAATTGTTTGACAAATATAACTATTCTTTTTAATATAACAATGGAAATAAAAAAAAATTATAAAAATTTTCTAAGACCATTCGCACATCGTTCAATGCTGTTTGCTCGTTCCTGAAGGCTTTGGATTTGTTCTTGGATAGTTTCCTTACAATCAGTTGTAAAATAACCGTTAGACGTAGCTATTAAAGGAATAATGCCGTTTGTACGTATATAGTTAACCATTTTACGTAAACGCGGACCATTCATTTTAGTTTTATAACCTTTCGTGTTTAGGTATTCGTTCATTCGGGTTACTATTAATTCACTTTTAATTGGGTTCGCCTTTTTGTAGTTTCGGAATCCGTGTACCACTACAGGAAGTATTTCCATTTCTTCGCTTGTAAGTTCGTGTGTGAACTCTTCAAAATTTGTTACGCTCATAATTTAAGTTTTAATTGTTGGTTCAAATATAGTTATTCTTTTTAATATAATTCTATTTCTTTTATTTTATTTTTATAAACCTGCATTAATTCTTTTAGTTCTTCTTTGCTAAACTTTCTTTCAATTTTCGCTAAGGCATCAATTTCGTTTAATTTTTCTATTCCATATCTTTCTACAAACCCTAATCGGTAATTATTTATATCCCCTGCTTTATCTTTATTGCAAGGTCTTGAACATTGAGCGTTTACATTAAATTCGTTAAACCTTAAATTTGAATGACCACCTGCGCTCCACATATGTCCAGCATCCACGTTACCTTCTTTGAGCTGTTTTTGACAACTTATACAAACTTGACCTTTATCCCTTAGTCGAATGTACTTGTTAAATATTATTTGAGTAGCTTTAATTAGTTCTTGGATAGTTTCAAGATCGTTCTTCATTTTAGCTTTCGTCTTTTTCCATACTTTCGCCTTTTCGGATTCTACCCAAACACGAACGCATTCAGGTTCTAAACAAAATTTTTGGTTAAAGCGTACTGGCTCAAACTTATTTCTACAATGCTTACAGCGTGACATCTTTAAAATTTAATTGGTTTTGTAATTCTTTATTTTTAAATTTCTCCTCCATTAATAGTTTTTCAAGTCTAAAATTCTGCTGTAATGCTGTTCTAAGTTCCTTTTCCATAGCATCGTAACTTATTTTTACTTGTTGTAAGTCTGCTAAACTACGCTCCATTGAGTTAATTAAATCGGTTCTATGTTCGTGTTTTTGTTTGATTTCTTCAAGGCTAATTTTAATTTTTAAATAGGTAGTGTCTAATAACACTTTGCCTTTTATAATTGTCAATTCATCCATAATTCGTGTTTTTGCTTGTTATAATTTACAATTTATCCCGTTTTATCCCGTCTAACTTTTTAGACCTTATAATTTTTCTATTTCGTCTTTTACTAATTCCCAATATTGTCTAAATGGGTTCGGAAGCATTATTCTATCCATTGCTTCAATTATTTCATTACAACAAGTTAAAGCACATTGTTTAGCAAAATGCTTTTCAGTTAAAAGAAATTGGTATTTATCAATTAATTCTATTGCTTTTTGTTTAGGTTTCATATTACAAGTTAAGTTAGTTAAGATAGTTAAGGTAGTTAAAACGGCACATCGCCTTTACTTTGTTTCATCTTTTCGCTAAACGAAAGTAATTCTTTTCCGTTAACCATATCGGGTTCAATCAAAGGTAGTTGTTTAGCTGGAAAACTATTTGACATTTTAGGTCTTACATTTTGTAATGGGTCAACTCCATTAACTTTAAATCCTAAGCCTGAATTAAAATCAAACATAATAGGGTCATTTAATGCTGTGTGTTTACCACCCGTGTCCATATCTTTTACTTTCTCAACGTTTACCCAAGTGCAATACTTCATTGATTCGTGTTTTACTAACCTATGAATAACAAATAAGTCATCACAGCGATTAGAAAAAGCCTTACCGCCTTCGATATGGTCTTTTAATGGTGCTTTTAAATGTCCTTTATATTCGCCTTCTTGATAAATATTACCAGTTCTACCGCTTTCGCTGTTTGGATGCGTGTTTATGTATATCGTAACTCCAAACTTATTGCAAAAATCACGGCATGAATTTAAAAAATTATAGTTAGATTGAAAATCCATTTGCCTATCTAACCCAGTAAATGGGTCAATTAACGCTACGTTGCATTCGCTTTCTTCAAATAACTTCAATAACTCATTTGGCTTGTAAAGATTTTTATTGCTTATAAATTTAAACTGCTGTTCAAGTATTGTTATTCCTGAATTTATTTGTTGATAGGTTAAATCCTTAAATCTTATTCCGTAGTACATTTGAAGCAAGTCACGTAATATTGTAGCTTTCTTATTTTCACCACTCCAAATGCAAAACTTTAAATCGTGTTTAAGTGCCAACGTTAGAAAGTACCAGTTAATCCAATACGTCTTACCAACGTTATCGTGTCCGAGAATTATGTTTAGTTGGTTAGGTTTAAATCTAATGTATTCATCTAAATCGCAACCTATCATTAATCCGTCTTTTATTTTACCGTCTTTGTAATCTAAAAGATATTGTAAGCAGTCACCTTCTTGTGTTATCATTGTTTAGGTTTTAGGAATCCGAGTTTAATTGCTTTTAGTTCTTCAGGTGAAATACTTTCCGTTTGTGTTGGTTTGTTTCTACTCAACCAATTTTTAGCCGTTAAATATAGTGAACTAAATTTATCGTTATTGCGATAGTTTTGAATTTGGTCTAAAATATCATCAATTTGTTGTTTAGTATAATCAATGCATAACTTGTTAAACTCATCAACTGAAATACTTAAATGATGAAAACACCTATATATATTTTCTTCTTTAATTTCTTTTATTTCTTTAGTTGTTGCCCTTCGCTTGCCCTTTGCTTGCCCTTTTGTTTGCCCTTCTTTACTATCTAAACATTGTAGTTTGTCCCATTTTATTAAGGTTACAGCTTGCCATTTGTTTGTCGTATATCTTGACACTTCTTTAGACTTTTCTAATTTAGCCATAGCCGTTCTAATTTGTTTAACTGATAACCCTGTTTCCATAGCCAAATTTTCCCAACTTGTAATTAAAGTTCCTGATTTAACTTCTTGACCTTTCCAAATTCTATCCTCATAATTTACCGAAACAAGCAAATGAATTAATAAACGTGTTGCGTTATGGTCATCGTACCATTCCCAATCTTTTAATGACCTATGCAATTTAATCCAACCACTCATAATTCAATAATTGAATTTACCCTATTCAAATTAATAAGCATTTTAGATGTTTTTTGCCAACTTGTTTCAGTTAGGATAATAAAACCATTATTGTTTTCTTCTTTAATTAACTTACAAATAGTTTCAAAATCTTCATTTACTCGGATACCATAACCTTTGTAAATTAATTCGCATTTTTTTTCTTCCATTTTTAAAATATTTAGCAATAAAAAAAGCCTTCTAAAATCCTGCGCATCTCACTTCGCATTCATTTAAAAGGCTAATAACTTCTTTAGGTTCTATAATGTGAGATGGAACCGTTTACAAATATAATAATTATTTTTTAATCAAACTCAAAATTCTTATAAAAATTATTCGATACGTTAACACGAACCTTCCACCGCTTTATTTTACGGTAGTCAATCTTTTGCTTAGGGTTGTATAGCTTAAATACTCTCATAGCTTTTCTAATTCTGTTACTGCTTCTTTTAAAAACTTAATTCGTGTTAATGTAAGCGTTTCTTGAATACGCTGGTGACAAGTAAAGATAGCGCAGTTTTTAGCTACCCTATAATCTTTTATTCCAAGTCCAATATAAAACTTGTCTACTAATTCTACTGCAAATTCTTTCGGTGTCATACTTTAGATTTAATTATTATTACGTCTTTATTTATTACAAAGTTTCGTGTTTTTTTATACTCTTGCATAAATTGAAGATAGCGTTTATTTTCGTTTTGGTCTTTAATCATGTCTTCAAAATATTCTTTACCTTCCATTAACTCAGACTTCAGTCTATCAATCATTATTTCTAAACAATTAAAGTTAGTGTATTCAAAGCTTACTGTTACTCTTTTAGCTTTCATCGCTTAATAAATAAAATTACAATAATAGAACCAAATAAATAACCAAAAGCACTTGAGAAAGCCATTTTTATGCGTTCTAACCACGTTTTAGACTCTACGATATACCCAATGAAGGGTAAACCTAAAAACGGACTTATAAAAGCAAAAAACATCATTCCGTATATTTCACATTCAGCTACAAACCGAATGTAAAAAGTCGAACATATTTCAATAATTAACGCAGACAATCCAATTATTACGTATTTCATTCTATTCTGATTTAAAGGTTTCATTGTAGTATTGTTCTGGTGTTCCATGGAATAATGCATCTCTTGCATCTATTATTTGATTCTCAAATATTTTATCTGCTCTTTCAACTATATCTTCAGGAACTCCCTCATGGAAATATCCATTATTAAATAGTTGTTGTACTAACCATTCTACTGCTGTTTTCATATTCTTGTCCATGTTTTATTATCCTCATTCCACCTAACACTATAAGCTTTAGCCTCACAAACTTTCATGTAAAGCTGCATATTTAAACGTCCCGTGTTTTTTTTCTTTTGATCGTGCCAGTAATTAATAATCTCTATTAAAGTTGGCTTCGTGTTTTTATTCGTTCTCATGGCATTAAAATAAAAAGTGATACCAACATACCAAACGTTCCGAGAAACAGCGTTAAACCGAACGTAACGACCTTTAAAAACTCTTTGTGTTCTTCGTTAGCGGGGGTGACTTGGTCTAACAAGTCGTAAAAGTAATTTTTCATAATGTTTTATTTAATTGTTTAGGCAAATATACGTTATATTATTTAATATAGTTACAATTATTTTAAAATATTTTCTATAAACTAAAAAACCCCTACCGAAGTAAGGGTTTCCTAAACAATTAATCTTTCAATTATGAAATTATGCGCTACAAATATACTACTTTATTCTACGCAACAAAACTTTTGAAAGTATTTTACCTACTAACTTGAAAAAACCGCTTTGTGCGTCAACTTTCACCTCAACGTTGTCAGCGGTCTTCTCAACCTTTACATCTAAATTCTTAGAATCGTAGTTAACTTTTACTTCTCCGTCTTTTCGTTCAACATTAACATCTATGTTTTCAGTGTCAATATTTACGTTTAAATTTTTCTTTGCCATTTTATGCTTCGTTTGTTGTTATTACTCCTTTTGCTTCTAATTGCACCTTGCGAACATTTGCAGGCTGTGCCACTTTCCATGCTGTTCTACGTGCTTGATTTAATCTACTCTTAGCGATCCGTGAAACGCTTACCGAGTTATTTTGATTACCGCCCAAAACGTGATAGTGTGTGTCGTCTTCACCTACGTAAATTCCTACGTGACCGCCGCCGTTTCTTTTGAATGTAAGAACATCTCCTAACATTGGTTCTAAAACACGGTTACCAAACTTATTCCAGTTCAAAGCCCATAACGGACGTTCAACTACTTCTAACCCTGCAGACTTTGCGCAGTAAGCTATAAACAAACCGCACCATGGTATTTCATCGTTTGTGTAAACACTTGCTAACTTTAATTCTTTAGCCCAACCTAAAATTACAGGGTTATGCGCTTTACCCACAATTTCTTTTACTCCAAGTTGTTTAACAGCCTGAACTAATATACGGGGTGACTTTTCGTCTTTTAGCCAGTCGTAACTCATTCAGTTTCGTTTATTTCGTCTTTTGGTATTACGGCATAAGTTTCAGTACCTTCAATTTCTTTAGTTAAAGACGAACTTTTACCTTTTCCGTAACAGTCGTAAAGACGGTGTTTAAGGTCTTGAACGTCGCTGTGCGTGTACCATAACCATAACGCAAGAACTCCCGTAGCTCCTTGCTTTTTAATAATATCTAATATTTGTGTAATTGGTAGCATCTAATTAATTTTCAAAAGGTGGTGGGGTTGGTTTTGGCTCATAAGGAATCAAATCAAGGTCTTTAACCCAAAGATAATCAGGATTAACACATTGCTCCATTTCCTCTACTGAAATAACCCAATTATCATTTAGGTCTTCCAGTGGGTTAAAAAAACTGTCTGGAGCGTACCACTGTCCAACAAGTTGGTCTTTCTGTTCAACGGTTAATAAACCTACATATATTGTACTCATACTCTTTGATATTTTAAAATTCCTTTTTTCATTGCTCTTATAAATGTAGTAACATTCATATCAGCATAAATAGATGCTTCTTTAACGCTACCATAATAAACGCCTGTTTGCATATCTAAAACAGGTACACTATGCCAATGGTTAAAACCTACATAGTCTTTCATTTTTTCAGCTCTTTTAATGTAGCCTTCTTTAGGTCTTTTGACTCCTAATTTAGCTAATCTCATTTTTTCTTTTGATTCAGGAGTATGCTGTTTACCTTTAAAATGATTGCTTTCAGTCATCCTTTTTCTCCTTGCTTCAAGTTGTTCTTCTGTTGCCTTAAATCCCCAACATCCATCTCCGCCATTAGTTATGTTAACTAATAAACCACCATTTGATTTTTTACCATATAATGCAATAAGTTCTTTTTCTTTTTCTTTTGCCTCTTCAACGGATAAATCATCAAAAATAATATCAACTCTATATTCTGTATGCTTTGTAATAGAATGCCAATGTTTATTTCTTGTTTGTTTAGTGTAACACCTTGCTTTATCAGAACCTATACCAATATAAAACGGTTCATTTTTATCTAATCTTATATGTCTATAAACGTATGCCATATACAAATTTACAAAATTATAGGATTGAAATAAGAGTCAGGTGCATACCATTGACCTACTAATTCGTTTTTTTGTACCTCTGTCAATAGTCCGACATAGGTTAACTTTTGTTCTGTTGTTAAATCTGTTAGTTTCATACGTTTCTATTTAAATCTGTTTGGAATGCTTGTACTACTGTGTTCATGTCAGTCATGTTTTGGTCTGTTAAACCATCACCAATAAATGCATATGCAAGTTCTTTGGTATCAAAATAGCCAGGAGAAACACCGCCTATTTTAAAGGTATTTGTAGAAAGTGAATTACTTGTGTTAAAAGTTCCTGTATATTGAACGTTTCTAATTTGAACTTTTATTTCAGAAGACATTATTCTATTTGCAATAAAAAATCCTTTTGAATCTAAATTTGATATACTTGGATAATTAGGTGCATTAACTCTTGCTACTGTATTATTTCCAATTCTTAACCATAATGAACATTCACTACCTAATCCACCAGTAACATTGCCAATAGAAGGAGCTGATATATCGACATTAGTTCTTGAATAAACACCAACACTTGTTGAATTTAAACCAAGTATTCCTTGTGCAACTAACTTCGTATCTGCATAACCATTAGTTCCATTAGGAGTTGCACCTGTTGAACTATGTGTCCAACCACCATTAAATACCAATCTAAATGCTGCATCTAAATCGCGTGGGTCTTTTAAGTTAAACTTGTGCGTTGAAGCAGTACCCCCTACAAAAGGATACAAAGCCTTCATCTTAGTCCAAATTGAATATCCTTTCAAGTCAACTACCAAAGTATTGATTGCCGCTTGTTGAGTAGGGTCTGTTATTGCAGCCGCTGTAATGAATGCTTGTGCATCAGGGTCTGTTGTAACACCTACAATATCAGTTAAACCCGCCCAACTATCTGCGTGTATATCACCCCAACCAATAGCGTTATTTGCACCTTGTCCCCAACCTATTGCGTTGTTAGCTGCTCCGTCACCCCAACCGTTACTATTTGCCATAATTAAGTAGTTTTATCACCCCACATAACCCATTCGTTAGTTAGGCGTTTTCTTAATACTATAACTGAATATTGTCCGTTTGTCTTATATTCAGCATTCGAACTTCTTAAAGTTACACCAGCAGCACCCGAAATTGTTACTTGTCCTGTGCCTAACTGACAAACATAAATTACCGTTCGGATAGGAATTGCCGTAGTTGCATTAGCTGGAATAGTTACTGTTTCAGCACTTGAACTATCAATCTCTACCATGTAATACGAATTATCCAAAGTAAGCGTGTGTGAGGCACTATATTTTACACCAGCTACTTGTACTACTTCAGCACCCGTAACATACTTAGAATCGTACGTAGAACCGTTAAAATCTGCTATTGCTAACCTATCTGTGCGCTCTAACGTTGCGTTCTTCGCTGTTAGTTGACTTATCTTGACATTTGCCATTTATCTTTTTTAAATAAATTTCTAATTTTCTAATATTTTCAGCCTTAGGCTTGTACTTTTTTAAATGAACCATCCAAAATAATTGTTTTGTGTGTCTGGGTACATATCCCCGTTAGAATTCAAGTTGTATTCAGGAAATAAGTCTTGGTTAAAACTCATGTAATCAATAAACCTTTCCGTGTAATGCTGTGCAATTGAACGCTCTTTTTCAATTAAGAAATCAATTTCGTCTTTTTCTACGTTTGTAGCATTCTCACTATTATGCTTAAATACGCCTTTGTTGGCGATTGTGTACGCTGCGAAAGGTAAATACTCAACCATAGCCCAATGAATCAGCATCGGTTTAATATACGTAACTAAAAGGTTTTTATAGTTTGTAGGTATGTCGTAAATTGAACTTATTGTAACCGCTCCATTTGTGCCGCCCGTTACCGTTGCCGTACTTCCTACCGTGTAACCAGTGC